CTGTCGTATGTGCTGTATTTACATCACTATTAATTGTAACTTTTTCATTTACTTTATGACCTTGACTTTCTCTTTCAATATCATTATGGTCAAACTCAGCCCAATACAACTCAAACGCCACACCGTCTTCTAATCCTATAAACTCGTGGAATAAACCAGGTTTAACTCTTGTAAAATCACCTGCGTTTAATATTGTTTCATCAATTAAGCCTTCTTGTTTGCCTTGTTGCCATACTCTAACCATCATCTTACCTGATTCAACATAAAAACCATTCCATTTGTATTTGTGTCTATGTTTAGAACAAGCAACATCTTTTTTATATTCTATTCTGTGAAACTCTAACACACCATTAGCGTGAATTAGTTCCGTTTTACCCCAAATTTTTCCTGCTTTCATTTTAACATCACTCCTGCATCTTTTCGTTTTTTACCTTTTAAATGGTCAGCATACTCACTCATTGGAGTATCTGGCCAAGGATTACCAACCTTTTTAACAACTGGTGCCAAATTAAATTGTGGTTCACCAATCATCCATTTTTTTCTAACACAATCCCAAACATAACTATCGTGCCATTCTCTTTCTTGGAACAATAAGTCTTTAGTATAGTGTTCTCTTAATTTATATATAAACCTTTTTGTAGCAGGCTTTGTAAGATTATAACCTACAAAACCACATTCACTATAATAAGTAGGCCTGTCTATAAAAGATAGACAATAATCTTGTGGTAGAAACTTGTTTATGACTTCTTGTTCGGTAATTCTTTTTTTAAATACTGTATCAGCGTCAACCCAAAACACATAATCATAATCACAATCAAGCATTAAATGTGTTTTAGCAAATATCTTATAACTAAATCTTATGGCATCCATTTTATAATCAGTTACAGGTGCAATATCTTTGTCATAATGACTATCTATGTTTCTGGATAAGTTTCTATGAATAAAGGATTTTAATTCTGGATTGGTTTCAAATATGTCTCTATATTTGATGTTGTCTCTCATAGGGTCAATTTCAGGAATCCAACCCTCGTGGTAAATATAACAATCAAACGGCCAGTTATATGTACTCATAAACCTATGAGCATAATATCTGTAAAGTTTTTCGTTAAATGTTGTAACTAACGCTATTTTCATAACCACATCTCGCAATATAATAACTATCAATAATATCTGTCACAGGATTATTCAATTTTTCCATATCAAAAATCTTTTTTAAATCTATTTTCGTCTCATTCGTAAACGCTTCATACATCTTTTCTTTGTCTGCGTTACCTTTTCCACTAGCAAACTTTTTAACGACACTAGGCACGATTGTATCATACTTATATTCTTTTTCAAAGTCAAACCTATATTTGAGAATACCACAATTTTCGGCAATTTGAAAGATGGCTTGGCCTTTTGAGCCATAAGAGTAGCCCTCAATGAAGATTCTTTTTTCTTCAACAGTCTTCTCCAAGCAACGTATGATAAAGTCCGAGAGGTTTTTAAATCTCTCAATCGGAGTTTTGTATTCCTTGTGTTCATAGCCTGTTATGTTCTTTGACATACTCCCTAAATGTTTCTTTTTACTTGTTAAATAGTAAAACTGACAATCTTCAAATTTAAAACTTATGTCTGCCACACAAATGGCAGGACTATTTAAACTATAATCAATTCCAATTATCTTCTTCGTTTGTCCAAGTTTCTTCATCTTCTAGTTCTTCTACTTCGTGTCCACAGAAAGGGCAAGTTAAAGGCTCTAAGTCCTGTATATCAATATCCCATTCTATGGTATATTTAGTTTCACAACTAGAACAAGTTTTTTTTCTTTTCTCTATCATTATAGTTTAAAAGATTTAAATTGATCTTTTTTTACGTCTTGTTTAATGCCACCAATTACATAACTTTCAATTTCAGTTTCTTGTGGAGCATTTTGTGTTGATCTACTGTTTAACCAATGATCGACCCAAGGTAATGGATTTGTTTTTTGGTCATAAACGGTAGATAATTGTATGGCCTTCATTCTTCTATTAGCCATATATTCTACAAATTGATGTAATAATTTTTCTGATAATCCTATCATAGAACCTTTAGAGAACAGGTATGTTGCCCACCTTTTCTCCTCTTGTACTGCCTCATCATACATTTTATAAACTTCTTTTTCACAATCTTTCATTACCTTTAACATCTCTTTATCGTTTTCATAATCTCTCCAGTTATTAATAATTCTTTGTGACATAGCCAAATGTTGGCTTTCGTCTCTAGCAATAAATGAAATAATCTTTGCTGAACCTTCTAATTTCTTTAGTTCACCAAATGCAAATGAACAAGCAAATGATACATAAAATCTTAAACCCTCTAATATGTTTACTGACACCATAGCTAGATATAATTTCTTTTTAAGTTCATACATATCAATTTTTTTAGGATCAATATACCATTGATAACCCATATTAATAAGTTCATCATAAGTTTTTGTAACACTAGCGGCTCTTTTTTCTATCTTTTCATCTTGTATAATAGTATCAAATACTTCACTAGGATTAGAATATAAGTTTTTAATAATGTAAGTATAACTTCTACTGTGTATTGTTTCTATAAAATCCCAAGTAACAATACAGCCTTCTAATTCTGGTAATGAACAAAAAGGTAAAAAAGCAAGACAAGGCCCTCTACCTTGTACACTATCTAACATAGTTTGATATTTTAGATTAGATGTAAAGATAAACTTTTGTTCGTCTCTTAATTCAAGGTAATCGTTTCTGTCTTTTTGTAATGATATTTCTTCAGGTCTCCAAAAGTAACCTAATTGTTGTTGATTTAATTTATCAAAGATAGGATATTTCATATTGTCATATCGTTGCACAGCCAAATCAGGACCAAAAAACATTAACTGTTTTGTGGCGTCTAAGTTTTTATCTTTGTTAAATACGCTTTTCACTATTTTATATACTCCTTGTTTAGTCTTATTGGTTTCAATCCTGTTTCTCTATTTAAAAACTTATAATCTAATTTAACTACATCAAAGTCTTTTTTTAACTTATCAGCAATTAGATAAGGATTAAATTCAGCACAACTATAAACATCTAGTTGCATCAAAGCAGGTACAGGTTCATCCCATACGTGTATTGCTATGTGACTTGTTTCTATTACAGCGACACCAGTAATACCTCTATTACCCTCGTTGTTACAGTATGCCACATAAGGCCCCAACATTATTTTCATATTAATTGAGGCAATAAAATCTTTTAACCATTCTGTTAACTTGTCCACATCTTTTGGTGGATTATTAACTTCAGCACGAACAATTAAGTGCTTGTGTATTAGTAAGCTATTTTTCATCCTTTACTCCGTAGAAAAACTCCGTTTCATCTCCAAAGGTTTGTTTTACCTTATCTTCTACGGAATATTCAATAGAAGAAACTTTAAAGTCTGGAAACTTCAAAGTCTTTGGCGTATATGATTTATCCAAAATCAATACTCTATTATTTGGTTGAGCAGCAAAATAACCGTTATTTAATTTTAATACATTAAATGATTTATGTTGCGTTGGCACTTCACTAAAGGTAGTATTTAGTCTATTTGAGTCTGGATTACAGCTATCAATCGTAAACATATATACACCCTCGTGCCATTTTCTACTAGGAGCAAAATACTTGGCTCTTTGTCCTTTTAATAATCTTTTTTCTATGACTGAAATATCATAACTAAAACAGTCCCATAATTCTAATTCTTCTAAAGGTAAATCACCTTCAAAGTCTTTTTTCCATACAAACGCTGATAATGGTAACTTGTCATATACTGCACCATACTCAGGCAGATATGTTTCAAAGTATAACGCTCTACCTTGTATAGACTTTACTGTTACCCATACGCCTTCAACAAGTTCACCGTGACCTTTTTCGTGGTCATATAAAAACTCTTTCTTAACATAAACCTCTATGTGAGGCAAGTTAGCACATAAAAACATTTATATTGTACAAGACTCACAGGCCTCGTCCTCTAGTTTATCATTTGGTTTTTCTTCGGGTACATTATCGTGGAAACCAACAGGATGTGCTGGTTCATCTTCATCTTTCTTACTATCATATGTGTTTTGATAATAAGATGTTTTCCAACCTAGTTTATAAGTCGTTAACAAATCTTGTGCCATAACAGATATTGGTACTTGGCCATCTTCAAAATGTTCTGGATTGTAAGACCAATTACCTGATATTGCCTGGTCAAAATACTTTTGCATCACAGAAACAATATTAATATAGCCTTCGTTAGATTTCATATCCCATAATAGAGTATAGTTGTTTTTTAATTTCTTATATTCTGGTACAACTTGTTTTAATGGGCCTTTTTTAGATTTCTTTACACTTAAATAATCTCTAGGTGGCTCTATACCGTTTGTAGCGTTAGAGACCACACTAGAGGATTCAGATGGCATTTGAGCCGAGAGTGTGCTATGTCTAAGTCCTGACTCTTTTATTTCTTTCCTTAAGGACTCCCAATCATAGGTAAGTTTACGATCTACGATCTCATTTACCTCTTTTTTGAAAGTATCAATAGGTAAGATACCATCGGAATATTTGGTTCTATCAAAGTATTCGCATTTGCCTTTTTCTTTAGCTACTTCATTAGAAGACTTTAATAGATAATATTGGAATGCTTCTGTAAGTTTATCAACTTGTCGCCAAGCCAGTTTTTGGTCATATCTATAACCTTTCTTAGCAAGATAATGAGCAAGGCCAATATAACCTATGCCTAAACTTCTTCTTGCCTTAGTTGATATTTCGGCCGCTTTAACAGGATATTGTTGATGATCTATAATTTCATCTAAACTTCTTACAGCTAAATCACAAAGTTCTTCTAATTCAGTTCTTCTATCTATCTTACCTACATTAATAGCTGATAAAATACATAATGCTATCTCACCCTCACCATCAATGTGGTCTATAGGGTCTGTAGGTAATGTAATCTCCTGACATAAGTTAGACATATAAACTCTATCTTTAAATGATGAGTGAGTATTACAATGATCTATATTCATAATATAGATACGACCTGTTTCCGCTCTTTCTTTTAGTATATCAAAAAATAGTTCTTGTGCGTTTTTTTTCTTTTTCTTAACACTTGTTTTTCTTTCTGCTGTTTTATATAATTCATCAAACTCTGGTGTACCCCAAGCTTCATATAGTTCAGGTACTTCGTGTGGTGAAAATAAAGTTATGTCTTCGTTGTTAATAAATCTTTCGTAAAATAGTTTTGATAACTGTATTGAGTAATCTAATTTTCTAACTCTATTGTCTTCACTACCTTTGTTATTTTTTAAAACTATAATATCTTCTATTTCTTGGTGCCAAATTGGGAAGTGAACAGTTGCCGAACCGCCTCTAACTCCGTTTTGAGTACAGCATTTAACCGTTGCCTCAAACTTTTTAAGGAAAGGGATAACACCAGTGTGTTGTACCTCACCTCCTCTAATCCTTGAGTTGATCCCCCTAATTCTTCCAGCGTTAATTCCGATGCCTGCCCTTTGGGCAACATAACGTCCAATAGCCATATCACTGGAGAAAATACTAGGTAAAGTATCGTCAACATCAACCAGAACACAACTAGCATACTGCCTAATAGGAGTCCTAACACCAGCCATAACGGGAGTAGGAATATTAATTTTAAAAGTTGAAATAGCGTCATAATATTTTTTAACATAAGTCATCCTTGTTTGTTTAGGGTATTGAGCAAATACTGTAGCAGAAATAATCATATACATAAATTGAGGTGTTTCATAAATTGCACCACTTGATCTATCTTGTACCAGATATTTGTCAATCACTTGTCTTAAACCAGCGTAAGTAAATGTATAATCTCTTTCGTGGTTAATCCAGTTTTCCATTCTATCAAAATCTTTTTTATCATACCAATTTAATATTTCTGGATCATAAACTTTTTTATCTACACATTTTTTTACGTGGTCATAGATATGTGGATGATCCCACAATTTGTCTATAACTTGTTTTCTTAAAGAATATAGAAGTAATCTGGATGCTACGTATTGATAATTAGGATTTTCTAGTGATATTAAATCTGCTGCTGACTTAATTAAGATTTGTTGTATTTCATCTGTTGTAATGCCATCATAAAATTGAAGGCCGCTATTCATTTCTACTTGTGATGATGATACGCCTTTTATATCTTCTACGGCATACTCCACCATATCGTGTATCTTTTCAATGTTTAAAGGTTCTTTTCCTCTTTGCCCTCTTTTAACTACATTTAATATTTGTTTTTCCACCATAATCCTCCTTTAAACTTTTTTCCAATAATTTAATTTTGTCATAGCACTTAATTTTGAATAAGTGTTAATACTTATAATTTCTTTTAATTGATTGATTGACACACCTGATTTAATAATATCATTTACATCTTTTAGTTGAATATCATCTGGCCAAATTACAATGTTATAATCTTGTTCAATCACTTTATACATTCTATTTACTATCTCTTTATTTCTTGGTTCGTTATCAAATATATATGTCACTTGATCGTTAGGAATTTTATTTTTTAAAAATAAATCCGCTCCGCCAGCAGCCAAACAATTATCAACAAATAAACTATCAATCGGGCCTTCAACGATAAAAACCTGTTCTTGGAAATTAATTCTTTCAAGTCCGTATACCTTTTGTTTTTGTTCGTCTAACTTTATTGTTAGATACTTTGGTTGTTCATTTCCAAAAGCTCTTCCTTGAAAAGCAAATAACTTTCCAGTTGTATCAAAAAATGGTATAATTAATCGTGGATGATCTTTAGTTATTTTGTAAGTATTTGGTTTTACTTTATTAACTAAAGTCATAAACTTATCAGACAAGTATAATATATCAAAATACTTTTCAGGTATTTTTCTATTCA